ATGTTGAGATCGAGATCGACGCAAACGGCAGAATAATTGCTATCATGTGGGCGAAGGCATGAACCCATATTGACAGAAGGGCGCAATTCAGGACAAATACGGCATCGTCGTGATTTGTCCCACCCGCCAGAGAAATCTGCGCGGGTATTTCCATAGGAGAATACCATGACCGATGATCCCCAAGCATTGGGAACACCGAACTGGACTGCTACCGCGCACGAACCGCCGACTGTTGAGACGGTTAAGGCTGAACCCAAGGTCGATCATCTCACCGAGATCGCGGAACTCGCCAAAAGCCTGCACACCGTTAGCCCATCCGGCGCAGAGACCATATCCGCCAAGATCCTCCAGCACATCGCCTGGGCACAGGATCCCAAGTCATACGACGAATACGTGGCTGCGGAAAAGAAGGCCCACGACGAAGCTGTAGCAGCCAGTAAGGCGGCCAAAGAAGCGGCAAACAAGGCCGCGTAACATGCCTGCGCTGACCAATCCTAAGCATGAGATTTATGCACAGGAATTGGCCAAGGGTAAAACTGCCGATGAGGCTTATGCTCTTGCAGGATATAAGAAAAGTAGGAAAAATGCCTCACGGCTTAAGGCAAATGAGGACATTTTAGACCGAATTACCCAACTTCGGCATGGCGCTTCGAAGCGAGCTGAGGTGACGATCGCCAGTTTGATGCAGGAGGCCAGTGATATTCAGGCTGCGGCCATGGAAGCCAAGCAACTCTCGGCAGCGTCACAGGCACTAACCATCAAGGCCAAACTGGCTGGCCTCTGGGTCGATAAGGCAGAGAACACAAACCGCAATGTCGATCCAGCCCGAGTATCAGACGTGGAACTCGCAGCCATTATCCAGGCTGACAGCAGCGAGGGAGCTAAGCCGCCGCCGGTCAATCCGTCGCAGCTTAACTGAATGGTGCAGGCTATGCGGCTTTGAGCCGGCCCGCCATCATGAGATGCTGATCGATGCGTTGGAAGCTGTAGAAGCTGGGGACATCACAAAGCTAGCGGTATTCATGCCACCGGGCTCTGCCAAGTCGACATATGCGAGCATATTATTTCCGCCTTGGCTGATGCAGCGACAACCGAAAGCCAATCTACTTGCTGCATCGCACACAACGGAACTTGCAGAGAAGTGGGGCCGGCGGGTCAGGAACCTTGTCAATGAGCATTCTGCGGAGCTCGGGATTACACTATCCCCTGATAGTCAAGCTGCTGGTCGCTGGTCGACGGCCGTTGGGGGTGAATATTATGCTGCTGGTGTGGGCACCGGCATTGCTGGTTTCCGTGCTAAGTTCGGACTTATTGATGATCCTATTCGGTCTCGACAGGACGCCGATAGCGAGCTTATTCGAGATCGTATTTGGGATTGGTACATTAATGACTTTCGCACTCGCTTGGTCCCTGGTGCGGCAGAAATCCTTATCCAGACTCGATGGCACGAAGACGACCTCGCAGGACGAGCTCTGAATCATTCCAAATGGCATGTTATCTCACTACCGGCCATCGCTGAGGCGGATGATCAGTTAGGTCGAACCGTTGGCGAGCCACTTTGGGACGATGACGCATACGGTTACGGCGAGCAGCTGCAGGAACTTCGAAAGAGCACGCCAGCTCGCGCATGGTCAGCGCTCTACCAGCAGCGGCCAGCGCCTGAGGACGGTGATTATTTCAAAGCTGAGTGGCTGAGGCCGTATGATGACGCCCCTGCAAAATCAACAATGCGTGTATACGGCGGATCAGATTATGCAGTTACTGCGGACGGCGGAGATTACACCGTCCATGCTGTTGTCGGATTGGATCCTGATGGACGGATGTGGCTCCTTGATCTGTGGCGAGGCCAGACAGCTTCAGATGGCTGGATCGAGGCCCTTTGCGATCTGGTAAAGGAATGGAGCCCAATAGGCTGGGCTGAAGAGCAGGGTCAGATCAGGTCTGGTATCGGACCGTTCTTGGATCGACGAATGAGGGAGCGCAAGGCATATGTTTTCAGAGAGCAGTTCCCGACAAGAGGCGACAAGGCTATTAGAGCCCAGTCGATTCGCGGTAGAATGGCTCTCGAAGGCCTCTATGTACCAATCAATGCTGATTGGTATCCAGACCTGCGAAGCGAGTTATTATCCTTCCCTGCTGGAAAGCATGATGACCAAGTTGACGCGCTCGGGCTCGTTGGACAGCTTCTCGATCGAATGACATCCGGCCAGCATCCCTCTAAGCCTGAGAAGCCCAAGAACGCATCAGGCTACAAGCGGCTCGATCTGAGCGCGACGGAATCGTTTAAGGTATATTGAGCATGTGGACTCCGGAAGAAATAGCAAAATTGGAAGCTGTTGGTCGCCGCGTGATCATCGGTCGCGAAAGGCCGGGGTCATGGCACGAGATGCTGGCGCATCAGAAGGCCATCAACGACGCTCACGATAAAGTCGTTGATCTGTCACCGACAGAATACAAAGTCGATTAGTCAATGGAAGCATCAGTTGCAGCCTCGGAGCCCATGGCCTCGGGGGGCGGAAGCTCGTCTCCGGATAGCAACGATCAGTATCTATCCGTCGATAGGCTCAAGCGCCAATACTATGATTATTTGGGCGCCAAGACCGCTGAAATCGAGGAAGCCCGGCAGAGCCGCCACTATTACCACGGCGACCAATGGACTGAGCAGGAAATAGCCGTCCTGCAGCGTCGTAAGCAGCCGGTCGTCACCTCGAACCGGATTGAACGTAAAATCAACGCAGTGGTGGGTATAGTTGAAAAGCTACGGCAAGATCCTAAAGCGTATGCCCGGACACCACAGCATGAGCAAGGTGCAGACGTTGCGACCGCGGTCATGCGGTACGCCCTCGACACCAATGATTGGAAGAGCAAGTCAACTCGCAACGCGCGGCTTGGAGCCATTAACGGTATCGCCGGCGTTGAGTTTGACCTCGAAATCGGAGACCAAGGTGACCCGGACCTTGGAATTCACATCGTCTACGCTGATACGTTCTTTTACGATCCGCGTTCCTTTGACGAAGGTTTCACTGACGCTCGATATATGGGCATCGCGAAATGGATTGATGTTGACCAAGCCAAGGAGCTAATCCCGTCCAAAGCCTCCGAGATTGATGATCTAATAGAGGCCGGCTCCGACATTACCTCGTCGGCCGATCAAGACCGGGAACGGGTTTGGGTCAACACTAGCCTGAAGCGGCTTCGTTTGGTAGATCACTGGTATATCTGCAAGGGCAAGTGGTGCTGGACGCTATACATCGGGAACACCGTCATGATGCAGGGCGAAAGCCCGTTCCATGACGAGAAGGGCCGGACGTTTCCTCGGTTCCTGATGTTCTCGGCTAATGTAGATCATGACGGCGATCGCTACGGGTTTGTGCGGACACTTAAATCCGCTCAGGACGAGATGAACATGCGCCGGTCTAAGGCGCTGCACCTGCTCAATACGCGGCGTCTTATCATCGAAAAGGGTGCGGTTGACGATATCGAGGTAACACGGCGCGAGGCCGCCAAGTCAGACGGTATCATAGAGAAAAATCCCGGCTTGGAATTGGAATTCGACGACGTGTCGAAGGTCAACGATATGAAGGGCCAACTGGAGATGCTCCAGGAGGCAAAGACCGAGATTGAGAACTTCGGGCCGAATCCTGCTTTGATCGGGCAGGGCCTTGAAGACAGCTCCGGCCGTGCCATTGCCCTGTTGCAACAGGCAGGCATGGCCGAGCTTGGTCCTTACCTGTCGTCGTTCAAGAACTGGAAGATCCGGGTTTATCGCTGCATCTGGAACATCATTACCGAGCATTGGAAGGCTGAGCGCTGGATCCGGGTTACCGACGATCAGAACGTTGCTCAGTTCTTCCAGATCAACAAGCTTGAGGTCGATCAGTACGGTCGGCCGGCGATTGTGAATGCGATCGGGTCGATGGATGTGGATTTCATCATCGACGAGGGGCAGGATGCGATCAATATGCAGGCCGATGCGTTCGGGGTGCTTCAGTCGCTTGGGCCGCAGTTCGCCCAGCAATTCCCGGAGATCGCGATTGAGCTTAGTCCGATTGAGCAGGTCATAAAGACCAAGATGCTTAAGAAAATTCAGGCCGCGCAGCAGGCGCCTCCTAGGCCAGATCCGTCGGTCATGGCGGCACAGCAGAAGGCGCAGCTTGATGCTCAGGTGGCCACTGACAAGGCCCAGCGGGAGGCTGCGCAGGCTCAGCAGGCATCCCAACAGAAGCAGGCTGAGTTTGCCATGGAGCAGCAGAGGCTGGCTGAGAAGGCTGCCTTTGACCGTAAACAGGCATCTGATCAGGCTGAGTTCGATTGGCATCTGGAGGCTTCGAAGAGCCAGCGCCAGATGGAACTGGAAGAGTATAAGGCAACTCAGCAGATACGCTTAAAGCAGGCTGAGACGGCGGCTAACCTGCAGATGTCCCGTGAAAGTAACGCGGTAGACGCGGAGGCAAAGCAGCAGGATCAGGAACTTCGCCATGCTGATATGCGTGAACGGAGCGCGCAAAAGCAGGAGCAAGACAGGCAAAAGCCGGAACCTGAGGCATCGGCAATCATGAAGAAAATGGTGGCTCTGCTTGAGCAGTCCAACAGGCCGAAGAAGGTAATTCGCGACAAGGCTGGTCGATTGGTAGGGGTTGAATAGTGGCATTTCAGGAATCTGTATCCGTTAGAAATGCCCGTTTGGATGCTATCGAAACCACCATCGGCACGGCCGCGATTCTGAAGCTATTTTCCGGGGCTGAACCTGCCAACTGTGCTGCGGCTGATCCTGCGGGAATATTGGCAACCCTGAATCTTCCGAGCGATTGGTTAGCGAACGCTGCTGCGGGCGCTAAGGCCAAGGCAGGATCCTGGACAGGAACGGGAAGCGCTGGCGGCACGGCCGCGTCGTTTCGTATCTACGATAGCGGATTGGTTTCTTCATGATTGCCGATGCCTCAGGTTCCGGCTTTTGCCTGTCTTGCTCCTGCTTTTGCGCGCTCCGTTCACGCATATCAGCATGGCGAAGTTCAACCCAGGCTCGGAAGAGGAATGGGTTGCGATCGGCAACGCTACTACTTCTAACTCAGAGACGGTACTTTCGTCCTATAACGTCGGCGCAGCCGGAGCGATTGGCGCCAACATCTTCTACGAAGTTCTGTAATTGCCGATTACATTCCGATCGTCATACATTGCCGCGCCAGCCATGTCCGGGGGATTTCCTGGGCAGGCTGGCAATCCCGTTGGTTTTGCGGCGGCTCCTGGCTATCCAGGCAGCCTGACATCTTCGAGCGGCCCATTTACTAGCGGAACATCGGGTAGTCCAACGATTATCTCCTTCAAGGACTTCGATGCTGGGGTGAGTAGTACCAATATCGATGCTGATTTCGTGACATTCATCGGGTGTCGGTTCCAAAGCAATAACGTCGCTGGCAATAATGTGTCTACCGGTGGCACTGGTGCGCACAACATTATCTTCTCCTATTGCAGCTTTACGCCCCGGACCTCGCTGTATACCTCGCCGCCGGGGTTGGCATGGCCTTCTGCTGGAGCTGGCGGACAGAGCACTACGTTTGTGACCGACGTGAACTGCGTCAATGGTAATAGCGGCTATCAATTCGGTGTCGATTGCCGCAACCTGGCCGATGGTCCTATTACGTGGGATCACTGCGATTTCTGGGGCTACGGTAACGCGATCAACTTCATCGGTCATACCACTCAGATGACGGTGCAGGATTGCTGGATTCACGACTCGGCCAACACGTCACCGCAGAGTTACCACAACGACGGGCCGGGATACCTGAACGGTGGAACGCCGCCGCAGAACATTCTAGCGGATCATAATACGATCGCCTCTATCGGGACTACCA